CTCCTGAGCTATCTTTTCCTTATTGGATTTGGGTTGTCCTAGGAAAGAGGCTATTCGGTTTCTCTCTTGAACAAGGGTTCCCAAGGTCTGCCTATTCGGTAATTGGGTATTGATGACAACCCCGTGTTGATCTAAGTCCGTTGCGGCACGAATGAATTCGTCAATTGCCCATAGGATTTCTTTCCGTGCCCATGCCGTCTGGCTCATGACTACCCTTTTGATTGTGATGGCGATCCCAGCAGGATTCGAACCTGCGACCCTCTGCTTAGAAGGCAGATGCTCTATCCACTGAGCTATGGGACCGTTTCTTTTTTGACGAGCTTTTTTAGCTCTTCAATTTCGGCATTCAATGAGTCAAGGCATATGTCATAGCCTATCATCACTGGATCAGTTTTCGGATCGAAATCAGGCTCTAGAATACATTCATGATAGGGCCTATTATTTTCCAGATAGGTTCTAGCAGCGTCAAGCTGAGCTATCCGAATTAAGGCAGCATTCACTCCAGGCCTGATTTTCATTGTTATTTCCCTAGGGCTGCTAGGATCATGGTAATCTTGCCTTCGATTGATTGACTGTTATTGAACTTCTGTAGAGAAGTAATAACGTCAATTATCAAATCTTTCATGGGAACGTTTTCAACCGTTTCCCCGTTATTCTTGAAAAGTTGCTCTAGGTCCACGTCCTGAACCATACGCTGAACATTAGGAGCGGATACCCTAACATTACCTAATCTAACTTGATTGCCTGATATAATATATAGATCACGTTTTACGTCCCTGACGATTCCTTGATCAACTTCCCAGGGCTTTGCCATTCCTAATCCCTTCCGCTGCCTTTTGTGTGTGGTAGACTCGATGGGAATCGAACCCATAACCTTCCGATTAAAAGTCGGACGCTCTAACCGTTGAGCTACGAGTCCAATGGTAGGCACAACAGGACTTGAACCTGTAACCAGTCCGTTATGAGCGAACGGCTCTAACCAATTGAGCTATGTGCCTAATGGTGCTCTTGGTAGGATTCGAACCTACACGCCCTTTCGGGCACTGGATTCTAAGTCCAGCACGTCTACCAGTTCCGCCACAAGAGCTATCTGTGGTGCTCACAGCAGGACTCGAACCTGCACTCCCGAAGGAAGGGGATTTTAAGTCCCCCGCGTCTACCAATTCCGCCATGCGAGCCATGAAATAGCCTGTAACTCTTATGACAAAAGTTGCAGGCTACCCCTTTCCTTAACGCTGTGTGCAGACAGTCGTTCTGGCAAACTCCTGCCAGTCGTCGGGACACTCTTTGATCAGCGATGCTACCTTGAGAGCGGCACGCAAGTCAAGAGGCCTGATGTTCGCGGCTTCTGCGTTGATGAAGTCCAGAACATCAAATTTCTGACGGTCTGTCAAGTCTTGAAGCATCCCCTTTTCTTCAACAACCATTTCAATACGCATCACGTAATCACGAACGGTTTTGATTTGCAGGTCCAGATAATGAGCCCTTGACAGCAGAGCCTTGATATGCTCCGCAATTGGCACATTACGGCGAGACATAGCCTCGAAATCCAGATTAGTGATGAAGGCAACCGACCCGTTAAACTCAAACGAACGCGGAATCGGGGCACCTTGCGAATCGACCATATTGGATTCAGTGAGCCAAGATACAGTTCTCTTTCGAGTTGTATCGGTAGCCCCTTTGAGAAGGTTCAGGGCAGTTGGATCATTGAAAATGGAGTCACAGTCATCAAAGATAACCCTTCCCCCTTCCCGATGCTCCCAAAGAAGCTTGTAGAGGCCTGTGGCCTTGGCATAGCCCTTTGAGCTAACCCAAGTCTTTCTCTCAGGATCGACCTTATCAAACTCCTCTTCAACGGTCCAAGACTTACCCAATCCAGGGGGACCGCTTATGATAAGATTATCGATCTTTTTGTGAATGAGCATGTTTGTGAGCCTTTGTAGGATCGCAAACCGCTTTCTCAGCCGCTCTTTGATTTGAGCATCCGACTCCATCGGATTAGACGGAAGGGGCTCAGGAGCATGAAGCATATCCGTCAATGACGACGGGAGAGCTACGTTATGGGTTGGCAGGGCCACGCCTGACAGCTTGGCTTTCAAGGCCTGAATCTTATCGTCTGTTGGCCTTACGATATGAGGAGGAATCTCCATACCGTTCGTGACATAGTATACCCAAGTCTTACGGGTATAACCCTTCGTCTTGGGCTTCACATGTGGAGGAGGAGTCAAACCCCTCTCCACATACCAGTTATAGGTTCGCTTTTCCCGCATTGAGGTTGTTCCCCAGGAGTGTTCGATAAAAGCATCATACCACAAACATACAATAATACAATATTGAAATCATTAGACCATGGTAGGGGTTGACAAACTCCTGAAAGTATGCATCACCCCAAAAATGGTATAGTCGGAATGGGGATTAGATTATTAACCATATAAGAGTCTTGTATGTTGAACTTGACATTGAGAGCCTTGTCAACGGGATCAAAGGCAAGCTGTAGCTCTGTGATGCTTCCTTCATGCTTCAATTGTTCTAAAACCTTGACTAGCTCTGTTGCGGTTAGCTTCACTTGAAACTGCATCATATACCTTTCATGAATAACTTTTCAACGTAGGGTTTGTAATTATCGACCTTGCCATAATGAAGCATGGGAGTTGAATACTTGTTTGCCATGACAATAACAAAGTCCTGAATATTTGTATCATGTAATTCATTATACATCATAGCATAACAAGAGGCTTGTAGAAAATAGGGGATGATATCAGCCCGTTTCTTTTCCTTCTTAGACGTTTTGAAGTCCACCACCATCGGAATACCATCCCATTTACCTATCAGGTCTACACGTCCTGCCGTATTCAAACGGAATGAGTAAAGGATTTCTTCTACTGTGATAACTTCTCCTAAGTGATCTTCCAAGAGAGGGGTAATCATATCGAAGTCATCTAGAACCATTGGGTTCTCTTGGCTTCTGTCTATGGGCTCTTTCCTAACATACTTTTCAAGCAATGTATGGAAAGCGGTTCCCTTGTCTCTGGCTCTTTGAGAAATCTCGTTTGCTTCCTTTTCCCCAACACGCTCTCTCCAAGTCTCAATGGCGTCTTTTGTGAGCTTGGAGAGAACTGTTGTGACCGAAGGAAAGTATACCTTTAGGCCATCGTCTTCTAGACAATAAACACGGCCTGTAGGTAAATCCTTAGAATAAATGAGCAACTAAGCCTTTATCCTCTAACAATGTTCTGGTCATAATATATTCCTTGACGAATGAGCTTCTGACAATATCCTCTAGACCAAACTCAATGAAATCAAACGACTTCATCTCTTTGATGATCTGAATAAAGTCTGCAATACCGCTAAGCTCTTTCTTTCGGTTCAAATCACACTGTCTCATATCTCCCGCCACAATCATGCGGCAGTTTCTTCCGAGGCGAGTGATTATAGTATTACACTCAGCAGATGTGAAATTTTGCACTTCATCAACGAATACAATGGCATTAGATATGGTAACACCACGGTTGAAAGATGTAGGTAGGAAATCCACAACTTGTTTGTCTTTAAGTAATCGGTAGGCATCTTTTTTGTCAAATAACTCTTCACAGATGATATGATATGGCTGTTCATACTCTTTGGCCTTCTCTTGCATGTTGCCAGGAAGGAAGCCAATATCTCTAGATGGAACGATACTTCTAACGATAACCAACTTATCATAGGTTGTTAGATCAGAGAGAATGCTTTCCAGAGCTAGGTATATGGCCAGAAAGGTTTTACCCGTTCCCGCAACTCCATATAGGAATAAATTTTGGTCCTCAGCAAATGAACGATAGACCCTATGTTGAGTCTTGGTTAATGGCTTGAAGGATTTTATCTTAAAGCAACTATTTTCTTGTTTCATATCTTCGATCTTCAAATGGCGTTTTTGTTTCTTGCTAAGTTTTTCAACAGCCATATATTTCCTTTTTATCTGACGATGGAAAAAAGACCTTCTAATGAACATTAACAGAGTTTTTCTTACCTGCCCTCTTTTTAATGGTCTTTAGCATGTCGCTGTAATCACCAGGGACTTTCATACGAGTTCCTACCCCTGAAACGATAGCAGGACAACCGTGAACTAGTCTTTCAACATGAGGGTTGGCTTTTAGGTATTCATCGCATTCCGAGATACCCATAAGCTCAACCCATTCTTTACCAGATTTCTTGTTTAAAAATCTATATGTCGGCATGGGATATTACCATTTTCTATTTGCGTAGGAATAATCGTCTTCATAGTTCACACCATCGTCATCGGCAACTTGAAATTGCCTGTCACGTCTACTTTGCTTCTCTTTCCTACTAGTTCTCTTGTCTTTCTTTTTAACAGAGTCATAATCAGAAAAATCACGATAATACTTTGAATTGCGGCTTTTACCCATGGCTGTTAGATTTTACTTACTCCCTTCTACTTCTAATGCTTCTGACTTCCCAAGTGCATACATTGCTGTATGGCTATCAAACTTTGTTTCGCAAATGTTAGACTGCCAGTCTGTATAATTGACAGGCTGAGCGGCTGTTAGCTTGGTTGCATCAACGCCAGCAACAGTCTTGATTGATGATGTTCCGTTCTGTAACAGTATGGTGCTAGAGCCCTTAGTATCAGCAGCTATAGAAGACGAACCAATTCCGTATGTTGTCCATGTATATGGTCTAGAATACCAACGATCAACATATTCGCGATAGACGATTTCCTTACCGTCAACAGCGGCAATCTTTTCCTTGATACGATCCCATTGCTTCTTATTGGGAAGGCCTTCGATACTCTCTGTAAACCCTTCAAACCAAGCCTTAAATTCACTTACCTTCAATGACAGTCTCCTCTTTCGTTTCCTCATCAATTAGCCCTGGAAATACTTCCTTGACCAATTTCTTTGTTATCTTTTTAAATGGTAGCTTCTTATCCTTCACCTTTAACAATAGCTCTGCATCAGCAGGGGCTACGTTCTCAAGTAAACGGATAAAGAGTTTCTTTCTCTTGTCCTCAGTCAAAGCAGGATTGCCACCTTCAACAAAGAGGTATAACAACCTTGCTTCTGAATAAAGCATATGCTCTAGATCAAACAACTGATTTTTTTGATATTCATACTTCCCGCTTGGGAGAATGAATTTGAGGGATGGGCAATAAGCATGTTTAAGAATGGATTGGAGCACTCTAGAATTATGATTCAATAGAATCTCTTTGCGGTGCTCTTCTGTCTCTGCCTTATCGGCCATCTCAAGTATTTCACTGATACCTAATTTCATGAGCTAATCGATTGCAGTCCTTTCCTACCCGCTCTTTCGGCTTCTTTGATTTCCTGTATGGGCATTGGCGGTTCTGTGACCACACATACGCTCCAAAGGCCTTCCTCTCCCTTAAGCTCAACACGATATCCAGATACCGCCGCTTTCTCGGGAATCCATGCAACAACCTCAGCAATGGTGCCATCGGGTTGAAGCTGTCTCAATCTACATTGTTTATGTAACTTATTATCCACTAATTATCCCTTCTAAAACTCACTGATGGCTCCTACAAGCTGATTAAGATCATGGTCAAGAAAGTATTCGAGTAGGTTCTTTTTGGGCTTCTGTTTTTCCCGATCATACTCGTCTAAGATTTCTTGCTGAATTGTTTTAGGGATTTCCGTTAGGTCAATAAGGGCTCTATTACGATGCCAGTTTCTAAGCATCTCCCCCTCAAACAACTGAGCGGCTGGATAATCTTTGGACCCTGGATCAGTAAAATTATCGAGGGTTATAACCCAACGCTCAAGATCAGTCTTAGCTAGGTTAAATTGCCTCTTACCATCTACAAAGGTGTTATCAGGGCTCTTTATATTAGGAATACCATCGCCTCTATCACCACGAATAATATGCTCAAATAGATACATTCGCGGGGTATCTGACTTAACTTCTTTTTTACGGATAGGATCATATTGTCTTACGTTGCCGC